GGCTGCAGAGCCTAACCCCGCCGTCTGACGACCATCGTCCGACTGTGAGGGGAAACAAAAATAGGGTTTGCGAGGTGGATCGTCTCTGAAGACGAAATCTTCATCTGTCTCTGTATCGGATGAGACAGCAGGTTTCCAATCCCAAAAAGGTGTTGACCATTCTTGCTGCAATGGATCGGAAGGTGGGGGCCTGCTGCTGCTGTCCGGAGACGGTTCGGTATCATCGCCTGGAGGTTTACTAGGAGTAGGAATATCCTTAGGGACCTCGGCGTAGATGGCTTGTGCGTGGCTGCCATAGTCGGCAGTAAGATCAAAGTCGGGAAGAGGAACTTCAACTGGTTCTGAAAATGAGGGTGCATTGAGCATCTCCTCGGGTGTTTTGGGATGCCATGACATGAAAAGGTCCCAGTTAAAACCAGGTATCTGCTCTTCTGCCACGTCATACATCCAATCAGCTTCGATGTTGATGAATTGTTCACTCATTGAAAAATTGGCGGACCACCATGAGGTATCGACTCCTGGTTCCGCTATCTTCTTAGGGATCTTGACTTTGTTCAATTCAAGCCATAATTTTATATACCGACTGAGAATCGGTGTGTTGGGATCGGTGAGCACATTTGATATCGCTTTCTCGGTAAATTTGGAGGCTGGGTTCGCCTTGGTGTCCGTACTAGTGTGAAACTTCGTTAGTTGCCTAAGTAGGTTACACATGTTGTTGGGGTCACCATACCAAACGTTTGGTCCGAAAATGCGTGCTAGAAAATTTACGCCTGGATCGCCTCTGTTAAAGACGTCACATTTGACAACGTGACCTATGTCTTTTGCAGCGGCGGCGTATGAGGCCGGGACCATGTCCCCCATTAAGCTATCGTCGCCACCGAATTCGCAATGTGTTGCCAACATTTCCCATGCTTCTTCTTTAGTGTAGAAGGCACCTGTGTCGGATTTGCGAGTTCTTCGGTATGCAAGGTATGCAACGAAAGCGTTCTCCATTGTGTTGTTCCCTGATGTTTCAGGGGACCCAGATAGGCGTGTGGTGCCAGAGTTATACTTCACTCCATGAGTGGTGTAACACGTGGCATAAGTTTGGAGTTTCATCAGGTCGTTCAGTTGTTCATGTAGGAATTTTGGGAATAACGCTAACATGACTGATTCGGTAATCAACCTTCCGATCGATGATACTCGTGCGTCCATGCGACTGAAGTCGCCAGCAGACATAGATGTGCTTCTTCTGCATATCTCTGCTACTCTCTCGCTAACAGCTCTTGGCGTCTTGCCAAATGTATACCATGGTAACGTTTTCAAATGAGCACTCATTGAGTAGTAAAACTGTGAGTATGCTAATTTCGTTTTCGGCGGTATAGTGGAGATGTTTCGCGGATCAGTGAATTTTCCTGCGACTTCATTCTTTTGAAATGCTGAAACTGACGTTTTGCCGTTCGGTCCGATCGTGCAAGCAAGGTCTAACGTCCTCTGTTGTGTAGGTCGGGATTGGTTCTTGTAAACCGTCTCGACACTAACGGGACGTAGTGTGTACTGCTTGTGGACTGGGACCATGTTATCGACAAATTCGTTAATTACGTTTTGCAGGAAGGAATTCATCTTTAGAGGTGCTTTGTGCTGGATGTCTGTGACGCGTGACTTAACACACCGAAGATCATTAGCATGGCAACTTGTAGGTGCCGTAGCTGGGTTGGAGATGATCGGTGACCATAAGGCACTCGCTTTCTTCTTTGAGTCTGGGTCGTATGTCCTTGGGTTTGCTGTGTAGTGAATGATAGATTCATTCACGACATTGACGTGTACCGTTGGTTGTACGAAGTCTCTCAGGTGATTGACGAGTATTTGCGCGTCGCCTCTGGTTTCTGGGTCTTCTTTTGGGAGATAAGATTCTACTGTGGCTGCGGTAATTTTCATCTGGATCGTAGCAGCTACGGCACGCAACGCGCCATAGGTATGCTGTGAAATTGTTACCTGTCTGTATGAGCCGGGTTGTCCTATTGACACGAAATGTCCTTCTGGTGTGAAGGAAGTGATGAGATTCATGCTGTGACCATCTGCTTGTGGTCTGAATCTCTCCAAATGTTTTCGTGTCAGTGACATGACAGTAAGTTGTGCTGGTAAGCCTTTGTGGTGTGCTACCGGTTCCAAAAGCACTATGTGCCTGTGGTCCGAAATGGTCTTTCTTTCGACAAGGTACGTGGTGGAGTACCACTCATCGTACTGGTAATCGAAGCATGTGAAATGGTCTTCACCGTAATTCCACAATTGGTGCCTAAAGTTGGCGCCACCTGCAACAGTCGTGCATATTTCGTTGTTTTCGAAAGTGAACACTGTGTCGAACATCTTTCCAGCAACTTGCGTTGGCTGGATGGTGTAGATCATCACGGGGTTCTTGTTGGTGGCTAACATTTTGGGCATATTTTTGTGGAAATCGACATCTACCATGACGATCAAGTCGCCTGGTAGGGCCCCATCATTCTGAGGTTCTGTGGTGAAGTCCTTGGTCCAGTAAAATTGTCTTTTACCGCGGACGCTTTTACGTTGGTCTGCTGCAGATGCCTGTTCTACGAATATCTTCAACCCAGCCTTCGCTGCGAATGTGGCGCAGAAATCCATGATTGAATTCCTTTCACCAGCTGCCGCAGGATGCGTATGGGTAGTGGATACTCGTTGTTTAACGAATGGTGTGTTTAGAAACACACGTCTGAGAGTTGATCTGTTGTGCAGCAGGTTTTCCTCACTGAGCAGGTCTGTTCTCTTGACTTCAAATTCGAGATCGGTCATGCGCACGTTAGATACTTTGTTGTACCAATCAACCCTATCAGCGGGTAAGATACCGGCAAAGTACAGTGCATTGCATGTGATTCTGTT